ACTCAAACTCGTCCACGCTGTTCGTCAGATAGGGCTGCTGGTCGTAAACCCGAAGGAAGGTATCAATCGAGTTCAGCGTCACCTGATCGAACGGAATGACGTTGGAGCTAGCCGCCCGCGCCTCCCCCAAGACCATATACCGGGGCCAATAGGAGGACCGGCGATAGGCGTTGTAGATGCGCCGATTGATGAAGCTCCCAATCAACGTCTCCTCTTGCGGAGTCAGGGAGGTATTCCCAGACAACGCCTTAACGAGCGTGAGTAGATTGCTGTAAGTGTCGGTTTGCATTACACCTTATTAGGGCAGAGATGCGGGAACTTCTTCTGGTGATAACGGATGAACTCCTTGCTGTTCACTTCCTTACGTCCGTACTTCGTAATCAGCCGATAATACTCGTCCGCAGGATAGAACGCCACCGCCTTACCCAAACCCGGAATGGTGCGATGATTCTTCCACCGCTGGGCCTCCTGCGCCGCCATAATCTCCTCTTTCTTCTCGTTCGCCTTAATCAGCTCAAACCCAGTCCGAATCTCGCGGATTAGGGCATCCTTCACAGCCCCTTCTCCGGGCAGCGCGGTGATGATTTGCATAAAAAAGGGCTCCCCCGTGTGGAGGAGCCCCATTGTAACAGCCTAGGCTGGTCTTAGCTGAACTTGTTCAGGTCGAGCACGCGCAGGGCGATGACGATCTCGCCCGCCGTCAGCGACGCGACAGCGGAGTCGGTCACCTTGACATACACTTCCGTCTCGGACGCGACGGCCTTGACCGCCTTGCTGTAGCCGGAGGTGAACTGGTCACCCGTGTTGAACACCGGAACAGTCATCGCGTCCACATCGAGGGCGTCGATGAACTCGTCCGGGTCAGCGCCGGTGGTGCCAACGTCGATCACCAGCGTGCTGGAGCCCGCGATGTCCACCGTGTTAGCGACCGCCGCCAGCTCCACCGCCGAGTTGGCGGGAAGCTTGGCAATGACCAGACTGCCACCGTTGCCGATAGCCTTCAGATCATTGTAGTCCAGACGAACAACGTCCGTGAAACCGCCCAGTTCGTTGATAGCAACTTTAGCCATTGTAGTAGTCTCCTTGGTTAGGGGTTAGCTCAGGACGGTGATCTTGCCGTGCGCGCCCGGATGCGCCACCTTGAGGGTGCCGGTCCAGTCCACATAGCCGCGCTCACCACCACCGAGATTCGGCAGGCGGGTCGAGCCGAGGGGGATCAGCTCGCCAACCGCGTAGTACTCGGGGTTGATCAGGTAGCCGGTGTCCTTGTTCGTGGTGTCCGGCGCGCAGTCCGGGTTCATATCCACGATGGTGACGATGCCGTGGTCGGACTGATACTGACCAACGGACAGCTTGATCAGGCCAGAAGCCGAATTGCTGTTGAAGGTACGGATCGGACCGGTCGAGCTGTCGGCACGGGCGAAGTCGCTGATGACCCGGCGAAGAGCCGTGTCAGCGATCAGGGTGAGGCTGTTCGTCACACCGGACACCCGATAGATCGAGGTGATCAGGTTGTTCAGAACGGTCTCGTTGAACGTGCCGGAGGCGTGGATCGAGGTGGACGGGGTGCGGTAGTCCGAGGGGACGTCCGCCGGACCAGCCGAGTCAATCCAGTCACCGAGGCCGCGCATCGTGTAAGCGACGCCGCCACCGTTCTCAGCCGCACGGTCCTGAGTGCCGAGGAGGGTCTTCTCAACGTCACGCTTCAGTTCCTTGACGCCCTTGAGTTCCGCACGAGCGATGTCCTGCGGGCCAACCGAGGAGACGGCCTGCTGGAGGTCCGACACGCGGTAGGACCGGCGGAGCTTCTGGACGTAGTTACCAAGGCGGGCGACCGACTCAAACTTGTCGTCGAAGTCAGTAACGTCAGCGCCTTCGGAAACCGCCGTGGAGGTTGGGGTGGACAGCTTGTCCACGCCCCACTCAACGAAGGTGCCATTGCACTTGAACTTGTCCGCCGTGCTGAGAACGGGGGTCTCAGAGGGGGACAGCATCGACATAGCGTCCTGCAAGTCTTCGCGGTTAAGGGCCGCGCTGCCGGGCGAGGTGGTATCGTAGGTATTCGAGAACGACATAACTAATTAGGTTTTACGTTTGGAGATTTGAGCTGCACGGAGGGCGATGAAGTCGTTGCTACTTCCTGTTTGCTTAAAGCGGGCTTCAACTTCTTTCAGGGACTTTTCCACCCGGCTATCCACCCGTTCAGAGACGGATGCATTGGTCGAGGGATTTGACGGAGGATTGAGTGACGGCGACTTGGAAGTCGGCTCAATGACCCTGCGGCCATACATAGAGTTGGCTGCGTGAGCGATGAGGTACTCAATCTGCGGCGCGATCTCGGGGACAGCTTCCTTCACGCGCATCAGACGGGGGTCATTGACCATCGCCTCATAGCGTTTACGGGTATCGTTGTCCTCGCCATCGAGCCAACCCAGCTCCTTACGGGCCTGCTGCTTGAAGCTGCCTTCAAGCTGTTTCCGCTGCTCACCCGCCTGCAATTCGCTGAACTGCGCCGGAATGAACTTATCGCGGGCCTTGCGGGCCTTACGGAGTGAATCACGGATGTCCGCCTTGGTGTATTCCTTGCCGTCCACCGTCGCCGCAACGTCAGTTGCAGAGAGGTCTTCAGCGCGGAATAGAACCTCCTCCGCCCACTCAATGACCTCATCGACCTCCTTGCGCTTGCCTTGGAGTTCTCCGAGATCCTTTACGTTGGCGTAAGGGTTGTTCTCCACCTTCGGCTCGGGGATTTGCTGCTTCGCTTGCGCGATTGCAGCCTCAAGAGCAGCCGCCTTCTCCTCAGCCATTTTTCGTTTGGCAGTCAGTTCAGCGATGCGCTTGAGAAGACCGCTCTTACCCTTTTGGGCAAGCTCGGCAATCTCCTCATCCGTCAACTCGTCAATGTCCTTAGAAAGAACCTCCTTTGGATTCGTTTCCTTGGGCTGAGAATCGCCCTCCTTGGAGGGAGCCTCATCCTTCGGAACTGATTCCTTCGGAGCCGCTTCAGGCGTTACTTCGGCTTTCACCTTGGTACGCTTGGCAATTCGGGAGGACAGGAAATCCTGATCCGTCATTGGCTTGTTTTCCACGGCGGGTTTAGCGTCTGCCGCGTCGGACGTTACGACTTCTGACATAGGATTGTGAACCGCCGTATTTGCGCCCCGGCGTATGCGATGGCCGGAATCCTACCACAGTAGACTTAGTGCTTGACCTAGAGTCCTATTGTTGAGGCTATTAGACGCCCAATGGTGCAAAGCATAGCATTTCACCTGCTAGGACGCTAGCGGCCCACCGGACATCCGGCTCCAACAGCCGGAGAAAGGCCAATCGGGGGTGTGGTGAAGATGCGGGTTGGAGCCCCGCTTGGGCGTAATTTATGGACCCTAAAGCCCTAGAAAGACTGCACAATAGCCAAGACTTCCTCGCCTTCCTCCGGGATGTGAAGGGAGGCCGGGAGTACTGGATTCGCCAACTCCACGATGTGAAGACGGAAGCCCTTCAACAGATCAGCGGTCGCATCCTCGCGGCAGATGACATCCTCTACAACGCGAGGTACGAGGAACTAGAAGCCCGGTTTACCCGGTTGCATTCAGGCCTTGAGTCTGAACTTCGCCCATTTGCGCCGGTTGCGTACCAATCCGACCAATCTGAGCGTTCTGCGCCTGCTGCATCTGGAACTGGTACTGCTGAACGTACTTCTGAAAGCGAGCCTGAAACGCCTCGTCGGACTGCATCCGCTGGGAAACGTCGGGCTGCTGCACATACTGCTGTATGACCTGCATTGCGACCTGAGCCCCGTTGGGACGGGCTCCGACCTCAATGCCAGCGTAAATCTTGGACAGGTCATCCGTGACCTGCTTGACGATCTGCTGCTGGGCTTCCTGAGCAGGCTGGAGGACGCTATCGGCCAGTAGGGGATTAACCGCCGCCGCCATCACCTCCAGCATCCGGTCCACGTTAATGCGACCATTGCGGTCGAACTGGAGGAGGCTGACGAACTGGTTGAGCTGCGCCTCAAGGGTCTCGGGATCGGTCGTCAAAACATCGAAGTTGATGTTGATGTCGAAGTTCTCATTCGGATCGCCGCGACCAAAGCGCACCGGATCGGGATTTCCCGTTACGCGGAAGAACACCTGCTCGGGACCGAACCGCTGATAGCACTTGTAGGTCATCCGCAGAACGTCCCTTACGTGAGTGAGGAACTTATCTACGAAGAACTGCTGGCGGATGCGGGACATCGGGTTCTGGTGATCCAGACCCATAAGACGGTCGGCCTGCTCAATCTGCGTGCGCTCCATCTCCACGCTGCCGGGGTTGTAGGCAGGAGTAGGCCCAAACTGAATCTCGCCCATCCGGCGATAGGCGACCTTGACTCCGGGGCCCCATTCAGGCGCGGGCGTTCCTGCGGGGTACATAATGGCGGGAAGGGTGGCATAGCTG